AATTATTAAACAAGACAGACAAATTAGAATTGGTATCTGCCTCTTCATTAACAGGTTTTATATTTAAAGTAACAACTAATGAAGTAAAACCAAAATCTTATATTATGAAAATTGTTGTTTTAGAGCCAAACAATACTGATAAACGTATTAGTTTGTCCCATTGTATTGACACAGTACACTCGCTAAATAATGAGAAAAAAATAACTGAAACAGAATACGATTTTAAATATGAAGGTGAAATTCAAGAATATATACATAATAAATCGATAATTAGCGAAAGACAATCTATCTGTCCTAGTATTGATTATGCTGTAATATATAAAAAAAATATTTCAAATGATTTTTTAACATTGTTAAAAAATATAAATAATACTAATAATACGCAATCTGGTTTTAATATATTAAGTAATAGTAGTCCCGAAATAAAAGAAGTAATTGATTGTTTATTATTTTATTTTACAAACAAATTTAATAATGAAAAAAGAGAGGAATATTTTTTTAGATTAGGAATTATTTTAATGGATGAAATACCAAATTGTGTCACTTTTTATGATTTTATTCATAACAATAATAATGACGATGATGATAACAATGATGATAAAAAACTCGCATATTCATATATTTATTATCAATTAATATATTTATTTTTATTTATTGGAATAATTAATTTTGATATGCATATGGATAATGCATTGGTTTATTTTGATATGAAGGATGATGGCAAAATAAAAAGTAAATTAATTGATTTTGGTAGAGTTGATGATTTAAATGATAGGAATAACAATAAATATTTATCTTCGGGTGAAAAGGCTTATATAAATCTTAAAAGAGAAGATTTAAAAGAGGAAGTACTTAATATTATGTTTCCAAAAAAAGAATCTTATACTGACCAAGACAAAATAAATTTTATAATGAAAACAATGAATATAATAAATATAATATGTTGGGCAGTTAATAGAAAAAATTATAATTATAATAGACCAACAATCCATCAAATGGATTGGTTTAAACCTATACCCAATGCTATTGAATATATGGTGTATATGGTGGATAGTATCAAAAATGGCGTTAATACCGATAAAAGCATAGATGGAGGCCCAATGACAGGTTTAATTAAAATTTTAATGGAAAAAAAAGATTATAGCACGACGGATATTAATAATGTAGATCCTAAAAAAAGTTTTGACATATTGGAAAGAAATACTAAAACTATAAGTACTAACAATATGAATCCCAAATATAGAGAAATTAAAGAAATTGGCTCAAATGTTATCAAGAGCGATCCTGTATGCAAAAATTATGGTGATGATGATAATGGTGATAATGATGGTATCTGTGTAATTATGGGTGGTAAAAAAACTCGTAAATCCAAAAGAAAATATAATACAAAATTCTATATTAAATCTGGTAAAAAAAGTAAAATAAAAACCAAAAGAAAATCCCAGAAAAAATCATCTAGAAAAACTAAAAAAACTCACGCCAAATAAAAATACAAATAAATATAAATAAACAAGAAGTTTATATTTATTTTTAACGTATTCAACCATACCGCCATATCATAACTACTCTATCGCCCGGTCCAAACCTTAATAACTGGTTTGTTTATGGTTCTATTATTTACATCATTTATATATTGTTCATATGAATATCCAAAATTTAAATAGTTAAATATATTACCAAATAAAGACGGACATTTCTTTAACGCCGGGTATTGTGAATATATCATACATGCAAATATACGCTCAAAACAACAACGATCTGGTCTATTATGTACAAAATTAACCAAATTCAAAAAGTTAAATTTATTTTGCAGATGTTGTAAACACTCATGTGTTATCATACATTGAATACCGAAGCAACCATTCCATTCCGATGATTTACCCAGAATTTTTACAGCGGTGTCATTTTTCAACATTTTTCTTATTATTCCACCATTTTTTAGACCATGGATTATACGCATAGAATTATCTACATTTTCAGTGTCCGCAGTAAAATGCCATAAAGGGCAAACAGGTAAATTGATTTTACCAAATGGTACAACAGAATGAAAAAATATACTGTCATGAATAATGACAGCTTTTGAATGCCATGGATGATGATAATAATAATAATAAGGCAATAATTCTCCTCTTCCGGGAAATTCAGATTGGACGTATTGAACGTTGTCATCTTGACACATTTTTACTACAAATTCATAATTACTGTTATCATCTATTACAACAATCTTATTTTTTGGATAATAAATTCTTATTGTTGATACACAACGATTCCAGTATTTATTTGTCTTTTCTGAATTAACATGTCGCGTAATAATAAATACAAATGACATAATAATTAAATCGATTATATATATTTGTTTAATAAATTTGTTTAATATAATTATATAAATAAAAATTTCAATTTTTACTTAATACCACTAAATGTTATATAATATCTATTTTGACAATACTGGAATCTTATCAATATTTATTAGATTGTCTATACCTCCTTTCATTTTCGATATAGTATTAAACGGAACTACAAATTTTGAAAATTCTGGACGAACCAATTGATTTTCTGGTGTATGGATATGCGAACAACGTGCTATCATTTTATACAATTTGAATTCTGGATATCTATCTTCACCATTCGCTTTATATAACAAATTAATACCTTTATCATCTGAACACCATTCAACTATTAATTTAACAATTGGATTTTTATTTTCTAAATATTTTACATTGGATATATCTTCTACCAAATAATCAAAAATAGAGCATGCCAATCTACAAATGTCAAAACTGTAATTTGGGTCTATACGTGGTTTTTTATCATTAAAATACGGCTCAGTATTATATTGTGTTGCGGCATCTCCGCCGTTTTCAAAACTATCACTGCAAAATAAATTACCTTTGTATTTATAAATGGCTCTACCAAAATCGATAATTTTGAATAATCTGCCAAATGTTGGCACCTTATAGTATTTGTTTTTATAACAATAATAAACGTATTTTTTATCAGTATGATTATACATTACGTTGTTAGTGTGTAAATCATTATGTGTAAACGCAAATGTTTTTTGATACGTTAATAAAATCATTATTATTTGCATAAACGAGGAGAGCCACTCTTCTTCTGATAATTCATTACTAGCGATTAAATCATCAAATGTATTTTCACATGATTCCATACATATTAATTCTACTGGAAATTCTGGTATTCTCGCTTCTATATATTCAGAATCACTATCATATGATGTATATTCTGACTCAATGTCTTGTTCGTTGTCGTTGTCATTGTTGTCAAGCGTTTCATTACCGTCCAGAGCCTCAACATTTATCAATTCAGGAATTTCATCATATGTATCACACTCTTCACATTGATTATCATTCTCTCCATTCTCACCATTCTCATCATCAATTAACTCGTGTATTTTAATGCTTGGAGATTTTTCAGATGCATGAGATGCGTCAGATGTATATGATGTTCTAGATGAACAAGATGAAGATGACCTTAAAGATGTGTTTGCTTTTTCAAATGGTAAATTAGTTGTATTGTTATCTAATGAAATTTCTTGTAAATCTATTTCGCATTTATCAGGTTTATCAGCTTTATCATCATTATCAACAAATATATCATCTAATTCGTGCATTGTATTATTAATATCATCTAGATCAAGTACTAGATTTTCATCGTGATTATTGGATTGGTCGCATATGACAAGTTTTTTTAAATTTTTAGAAGAATATTGGTTATTCGATTCATAATCATAATTTTCATCGTCTACCTCAAACAATAGATTTTTATTTTTGTTAAAATAGTCGGATTGTACCAAATAATCCAAGTCATCACAAATATTGAATGTGTAGTTTTTTTTAATTCCTAAAAAAGATCCATAATAATCCAAACCATGAGTAAAATTTGTATTGTGAAGTAAATTACTAGACAAATATACAAAAAAACTATCAACATAGGCTGAATTATTGATATTTAACAATTTTGAATGTACCTTATTTTTGCTTTTTGTATTTGTGTCAGGATCTTCTTCTGCAATTGAAGGTAAATTAAATAAGTCTGATTGTTCTTTTAAATCAGTAACATGATATTTACCGGTCATAAATTTAATAGGATCTAATAATGGTGCAAATTTCATAAATACAACCTTGTCTTTTGTTTTTTGATTCAATGTATTTTTTATTCTGCAGTTATACAAGCATTGATTTATATAATTATCTTCGGTAATGTCATCGTCGTCACTTTTTCTCTCTTCATGATTACTGTCTGATTCGTCATCTGACTCGACATCCGAATCTTCATCCTCATAAAGTGAATAAACATTGCTAATAAACCATTTATTATTAAGATTTATACTGTTATAATTTTGTAAATTCAATGAAAAAAATCTTGAATAAATAGGAATATAGTTTTGTAATTTAGAAACATTGGCTATTTTTTCTAAACTTTGAAACAATTCTATATTTTTGCGTTTTTGATAGTTAATATTGAATACCTCTTGATTTGCATCAGTGTTGTTATTATTAATACTATTAGACATATTATTAGGTAAATATAATAAAAAAAACACCCAGTTTTAACTAATAGCTATAAAGATTTTTCTAAAGATTTTCTAAAGATTTGGACCACTTGTTTATTTGTGTAAGTTAAAAAATAATATTTTTTATAAATTATATACACATATACAGATATACATACAGATATACATACAGATATACATATAAGCAATAAATCATGTCACTAGAGTTGAAAAAATTTGATATGAAAAATATTAGTTTTAAGCCAAATGAAAATAAAGGTCCTGTAGTAGTTTTAATAGGACGTCGTGACACAGGTAAAAGTTTTTTAGTAAAAGATTTACTCTATTATCATCAGGATATTCCAGTAGGCAGTGTTATTTCAGGAACAGAGGAAGGTAACGGCTTCTATGGTAAAATGGTGCCAAAATTATTTATTCACAATGAATACAATACTGCAATCATTGAAAATATATTGAAACGTCAAAAAACGATTTTAAAACAAATTAAAAAAGAAATAGAATCATTCAAACGCAGTACTATTGATGCAAGGACATTTGCAATTCTGGATGATTGTTTATATGATAATACATGGGCGAGAGATAAAATGATGCGTCTTCTTTTTATGAACGGTAGACATTGGAAAATCATGTTGATTATTACAATGCAATATCCATTGGGTATTCCACCGTCACTTAGAACAAATATAGATTATGTTTTTATTTTGAGAGAACCGTATATAGCAAATAGAAAAAGAATCTTTGAAAATTATGCGGGTATGTTTCCAACGTTTGAATCTTTTTGTCAGGTCATGGATCAATGTACCGAAAATTACGAGTGTTTAGTCATAAACAATAATGCAAAATCGAATAAATTACAAGATCAGGTTTTTTGGTATAAAGCGGATAATCATAATGATTTTAAGCTGGGATCAAAAGAATTCTGGGAATTATCCAAAGACATGGGGTCGGATGATGAGGAAGAAAAATATGATCCGAATAATTTGAAAAAGCGAGGTCAAGGTCCAAAAATTAGTGTCAAGAAAACAAAATGGTAGGGTAGAGGTGTCTAGAGTGTCTAATATTTCATAATATAATTTATATACATATAGGGTGGTAAAATAGGAACAGGTTGCCCTCCTCCTGTATTATTAATACTTATACCTGTATGACTAGGTGCACTATAATAAAGATGATTTCCATCGGTATCTGTACCAAATAAATCACCTCCTCCTCCTGAAAAAATTTTATTACTCGAACCAAGGTAACCAAATTGTGTATTGACTGCTATATGAGAATGACTAGGATCAGTAACACCGTGATTATGTGAAGGCATTTCATTAACCGTTAATGTAACACTTGATGCACCACCTACAGCGCCTATTGATGCTGATGGTGTGGGAGAACCATATAAGAATTGTGACTTTAAATTTGGAGGTGTTATGCTGTTTGCAGTGTTGCTAGAAACATCCATTATAGTATTTAATAAAGGTGCAATAATAGCAAATCTGCCATCTGATACAGTACGCGTAATACCGTCACATACTACCCACCCATCTGGATCACCCTCCCCAGGTACGGTTGAATTATAATTATAAAAATATGCCATTATACTCATGGGTGGTGGAGAAAGTGAATGAGAATTATAAAGATATGTATTTGGAAATGTATTGCTCATATATTTATATATATAATTAATAATATATATAAATATTTAACGTATATAATACAAACTACTCACCAAACAACCTTGATTTACCTAAAGAATTATGTGATATCATTAAAAATTATAGTTTTAATGATAGATAAAAAAAGATATGAAAACAAAATAAAACAAACACGTCAACAAGTACTATTTACAATATTTATATTGTTATCGATAAAAACACATTTATCTATAACTTCTTGTGGTAGAGACAGCTCGCATTTTTCATTAACCGTCTGAGATTTTACAATAGTTGGATGTACGTCATGAAATCCAATTAAATTATATTTGCTGTCGTCCTCTTTGTATTTTGATGTGATATTATTGAAATCATGGTCGAAATATTCCCAATTACAAAAATCATATATTTTTCGGATTGTTTCGGCGGGTTGTTCGACCAATTCATTGTATGTAATAAATAAAAACGTATTATCCTGATTATTATGTTTTGCATATAAAACGCCGTTTAATGAACGCATTATCGGTTCACTATTTAAATTCAAAAAATCATTGTAGTTTTTTTCGATGTCGTTTTTCTTGTATAATTTACAAAATGAATTCACTATTTCCAAAATAGGACGTTCCAATACAATAATCTTTATGTTTTTGTCAATGTATTTTTTTAAAAGTGTTACATTGTCTGGCATCGTCCAAGAACGACATTTATCCACGATTATTTTTTCGTTTTCATCAATATTGTTATAGTATATTTGTGGGATAGACGAAATTAATTCTGTGACACTGGATTCGCGGTTATTTGCAGTGATTTGTTCTCTCGAAGTAGTATTACATGATACATGCATATCCCACATTAATTGGCATACAGCGGAATTTCCTTCGGCGTGAATGGTGGGATTTTGAGATAAGATAGCGGATAAAAGAGTAGATCCTGCTCGTGGTAATCCACTCAAGCAAACAAATTGGTCGTATTTTTTCATTGATGTTGGGTTTATATTACAATATGAATGTGTTTAATTCCTTATTTATATATTAAAAGAATGACACCTGCACCACCACCACCACCACCAGAATAACTACCACCACCACCACCTCCATAATAACCACCACCACCACCTCCTCCACCATAATTAGTATCGGGAGTACCATAACTACCGCCACCTGTACCACCATTACCACCGTTATAACCTGGACCGTTTACTCCACAACCACCACCACCACCACCATATGGACTTGAAGTACCAACAGCACCATTACCGCCACTACCACCATTAATACTGCTACTAATACCACCGCCATTTCCTCCCCTTGTAGTAACGGAGT